GAAGAACTAGTAAGGGAAAGAGATTTTTACAGGGCGAAACTTGAAGAAGAAAAAACCCTAGTAAAAACACTACGGTTCGACAATGCAGAACTGCAAAAGCGTGATGCAGAACTTACCAAACGAATGGCCGAGATGGCCAATCGTCCAGTGGTACGCCCTCGTAACAAGCGACCACACTAAATATCATTTCCTGAGCATGAATCAAAACTGCTCATTGACATTTAACAGAAAGGTGAAGATTGGTATGGAGAATAAGGAAAACTATATGCTAACAACTGCTAAACTGGTATCATATTCGATGCCAACTGAAGCCTTTGAACAGGAAGGATTAAAGAACGTACAAGATTTAATCTCTTACTGTGCTCGTGTATCAAATCCGGCAAACCAATTTAATAATAAAACCTCGACAAAACTTATAGAATACTTGATTAAACATAAACATTGGTCACCGCTTGAGATGGCGAGTGCTTGTTTGGAGATTGAAACAACTCGTGATATTGCACACCAAATAGTGCGTCATAGAAGTTTCAGTTTTCAAGAATTTAGTCAGCGATATGCTGACCCACAATCAATGGGTGATGCATTTACTTTGCGTGAGTGCAGACTCCAAGACCCTAAGAACAGACAAAACTCTATTGAGATAGAGAATGACCCATCTCTACAATTGGACTTGCATAGACAAGAGTTGATTAGAGAGTGGGGCCGTAGACAACATGGAATCATAAATCAAGCAAGAGAATTATATAATTGGGCAATCGAAAATGGGATTGCAAAGGAACAGGCTCGTGCAGTCTTACCAGAAGGATTGACTAAAACTCGTGTGATGATGAATGGTACGTTGCGTTCTTGGGTTCACTATATAGAACTAAGGGGTGCGAATGGAACTCAAAAAGAGCATATGGAAGTTGCACAGAAATGTGCAGTAGAAATTGCTAAAATCTTCCCACTTATGGAGAAACTATAATGGAAAAATATATTAGAACCAGAATAGAACAACTTAGTGATGATAGAGAAAAAGCACACGATGAACATGACAAACAATGGTACACTCGACTTATCCAAGAACTTGATTGGGTGTTGATGATGGGTGATAAAAAACCAAAACGAAATTGCAGTCAGGAATATTTGAGTGAAAAAGAATATCAGGCAACTATTCAAACTGATGCAACAACATGGCCATTCAATATGGGTACACAATGGACTCAAGATATGACTGGCACTGGTAGTTACATTTACACTGGTGGTGTAAACTATGACTATCACGATCATGGGGATATTTCCCATGATTCAAAGTATCCTTCTAACGAAGAGGGTAAGTAATTTATTTACCTTAACGTCCAAAAATGTATTGACAAATACAGGATGTTAAGGTATTATAAATACTATTATATTATGAATATTGTGAAATACAAAAACATACGCTAACATACGATAACATAAGGAGAAAATATATGTCTATTTCAGCGCTAAGAAACCAGAACTCTCTGGACAAACTTCTACAACAAGTCCAAAAGGACGAGTCCCCTACAACTGAGAAAAAGTCATACGTTGACGAAAGACTTTGGAAGCCTCAGGTTGACAAGGCAGGTAACGGTTACGCAGTAATTAGGTTCTTGCCTGCACCAAAAGGTGAAGAGTTGCCATGGGTTCGTGTTTGGAATCATGCATTCCAAGGCCCAACTGGACAGTGGTTTATTGAGAACTCACTAACCACGTTGAACCAGAAAGACCCAGTAAGTGAATACAATTCGCAACTGTGGAACTCTGGTGTTGAGAGTGATAAAGAAATCGCTCGTAAACAGAAGAGAAAGTTGCAGTACTACTCTAACGTCTATATCATTCAAGATTCTGCTAACCCAGAAAACGAAGGCAAAGTAATGCTCTATCGTTATGGTAAGAAAATCTTTGATAAGTTGATGGAGACTATGCAGCCTGCGTTTGAAGATGAGACACCTGTAAACCCATTTGATTTGTGGGAAGGTGCAAACTTCAAACTGAAAATTCGTAAGGTTGATGGTTACTGGAACTATGATAAGTCTGAGTTCGACTCTGTGACGCCTTTGAAGTCAACTGATGAGGAACTAGAAACAATCTACAATGCAGAATATTCTCTTGCAGATTTTGTTGCTCCTTCAAACTTCAAATCATATGATGAGCTGAAAACTCGTTTGGATGCTGTTCTATCTGGCACGACAGTTGCAACTAAAACTGCAGCTGCAATGATTGAAGAGGACGAAACACCCTTCACTCCTACGTTCAAATCAGAACCAGCACCACAACCGGCTTCTGTAGATAATGAAGATGATGACGCAATGTCATATTTTGAAAAGTTGGCAAACGAATAGGTATAGTAGTAAACCTTTGTGCAGATAAGTCGTTCTATTAAGTATAGAAAGTCGTAACACCACATAAAAAGGCTACTAAATAGTAAACCAAGACGGAGAGGGTGGAATGTCAAAATTCTGCCCTCTCTTTTGTGTCAAATTAAAATTGCGTTCAAAATTTTGACAAGACATAAATAATAGTATAGAAGGTTAGGATATCCTTTCTGACCATATGAGAGAAAAAATGCTTAGAACTATATTAACGATTGCATTTTTAGTAATGAGTTCTGTGACATATGCACAAACTACGCAAGTAGAAACGACTACGAAAAGCACTTCAGATGTGAATACATCAGGAAAAACAATAGTAATATCCCCACCCCCTTCTGCGATTTCACCTAGTATTGGAAGTTCATCTTCTGACTTATGTACTACAGGGGTATCTGCCGCTGTACAAACCCAAATTCTTGGTGTATCAACTGGTGAAATGGTAAGAGATGAAAACTGTGAAAGACTAAAGATTTCAAAGACGCTTTACGATATGGGCATGAAAGTTGCCGCCGTGTCAGTTCTGTGTCAAGATAGAAGAGTATATGATGCCATGGAAATGGCTGGAACGCCTTGTCCGTTTCTTGGAAAAATCGGTGATCAGGCAACTGATGAGTGGAAAGCAAACCCAGATAGAATACCGCCTGTAGTAGAAATGGAGACAAAGAAGGATGTTCAAAATCGGAATGCGAAAGTTGGTGCCGCTGTTGGTGGCCTCGCTCTTCTTCTGCTCTTACTCTAACGCACAGGTAGTAACTAACCCTACACAAACCTCACCAGATTTACTTGACCCTAGCGCTCAGAATTGGTCTGGTAATTATGGTACTGGTTATTGGGGTGGAAGTCAGAACCCACCTGTCGGAAATCCAAGTATTCCAAACAGATTACCCAGTGACACTGGTTTTGTTTGGGGTGGTGCAAATGAGATTATAGGAACAACAATCGCAATTAATTCGGCACTACAAGTTGCAGGCATTCAAGTAAATGGATTCGAGTATGAGTGGAGAGTCAAGAACGGTAACGCAAACCTTTTTGCTGGACAGCCAGGCGTAGATGACTTTATTATAGAAGTAGATATCTATGATGCACAGGGCAATCTGTATGCAACATATCAGTATGATTATGGTTATTCACACAATTGGACAACACACTCTGGACAGGAACTATTCGTAGACCCCTTCCTACCCCCATCATACTTTGACAGAGTTGAAATATCTGCACAAGGTAGTGATAGTGCAAATTGGGGTGGACGGTATGGGCCAGAATTCAATGTAACCCAATCTTCTTTTTCAGTAATATTTTCTGCAAACCCATGTCACAATAATCCTTTGTATGACCCACAATGTCAAGGTTATGCAAATGCGTTGTTCTTACAACAATGCACAACCAATCCATTATACGACCCAACTTGCCCAGGCTATGCGACTGCATATTTGAATCAACAATGTTCTGCAAATCCATTGTATGACCCTGCCTGTCCTGGCTATGCAGCGGCAAGTTTTGCACAACAATGTGATTGGGATCCGCTTTCTGACGTACAGTGTCCAAATTATCAACAAGCATATTTGGAGAAACAGTGTGAATCAGACCCTTTATATGATGTACAATGTGCTGGATATCAAACTGCAATAGAACTATCAAAGATTGTTGATGATGGAGATAATCCCCTTGCAGTAAATGATAGTGAGATAGATGTTACTACAACAACTGAAATCGAAGGTATTCCTAATGTTATTTCGTTACCAGAACAGCAGATAGAGATTGTCGAAGTAGAAGATGGTGATGGTTTTCAAGAAGTTGAAGATGACATTCAAAAAGAACAAATGGCAATGGAAGATGATATTGAAAAAGAAATTGAAGAATTAGAGAATGCGGCTGGTGGTAAGAATATGGAAGATGATATCGAAAAAGAGATTGCAGAAATAGAAAGCACAACTGGTAATACAGAACAAGAAGATGATATAGAAAAAGAACTTGCAGAACTAAAAGATAGTACCAAGAGTGAAAATAAACAAGATGCACCAAAACCAAAAACTAAAAATGAAAAGATAAAACTATTACTTGCTATGAAAGCAATCGAACTGACTAAAAAGATTGAGCAAGAAACGAGTTTGGAAAACCAGATGGTAATCCAACGTCAACTACTCGCACTGATTTCATATGTGCCAGGATTTGACTACAATGAAAAAGAGAACAAGGACGGTAATTTCTATCCACCAAAACCAACTGTAGACCATGCGTTTGCAAGGTGGTTCTTAAATGACCCTAATTTTGATACGATGGAAAACTTACAGTACCCAAATTTAAACTAGGAGAGAGCAATGGCCGAAGTAGAATATGGCGGAGTGAAACTTACAGGAAGTAAGTTGTTTATGATTATCCCATTAGTATCCATGTTAGGTGGTGGACTATGGGCAGGATTTGAATTTTACAAAGATTACATGGATATGAAAGAACAGATTCAAAGTTATGTCGCACCAGACTTATCTGGATTTGACAAACAACTTGCAGTAATCAAAGAAGAAATGAAAGTAACTAAAGAAGAGGTTCTTATCATTCGTGATGCAATTGGTGAACAAGTACAGTTCATGCGTGATACAAAACATGACTTGAGAGATGACTTGGTTCGTATGGAAAAAATACTGGACAAGGTTGAAAACGATATTGATAAGGTAGAAGATGAAGCAACTGCACTAATGGACAGATCAAAGAAAGATACCAGAGATATGATTGTGGACGCAAACAATCGTTTCAACGATAAGATTGATGGTATGGAAGGATATGTCAAAAGGGAACTTCAATCACTGGAAGATGAGTTAAATAGTAAACTGACAAAAGCCTTAGATAATCCTCTCGCCAACAGAAATAACTAAATACTAGTGTGAGTTGAGAACTAATCTTATTATTAATATATCATAGTCAACTTAAAGAGAGAGACTAATGATAGATCCAATATCGGCCCTCGCAACTGCGACTAGCGCCTTTAACCTTATCAAAAAAGGTTTTAGTGTTGGTCGAGATGTAGAATCTATGGGCAAAGATTTGGGGCGCTGGATGGGTGCCATGTCTGACCTGAAAAAGGCACA